GAGGGAGGAATCCTGCCAAAAGGCGGTGAGCCCAGGCCAATCATGGAAATCTGGCCCACACCGGCCACTGACGACGCTTCGGCCCTAACAATCTTCTACCGGTCGGGTTGGATTCGCGTTGAGGATGACAACGATCTAATCCAGATCCCTGAGTGGATGGAGGCTCTGTACAAGTCGATCCTCCGAGCGTTTGGGCGTGGGCAGGAGGAGGAGGACGAGGGGACCGTTGAGGCGAGATTGCAGAACGTGGTTCAGGGGGCTATCATGGCTTCCTGCATCGCAAGGGACTCTAAGATCCAGCCAAACGTGGGCCCGATCAGAAACTCTGCGGTTTCCGCGAGTGGAACGGCCATACCGGCCATGCTAAGGAATACCGTCCAAGGACCGAGCTAATATGGGCAAGCTAGACATCCGCTTTCCGATCAAGGGCCTCAGCGACGATGTCGCCTTTTCCGAGCAAGAGCCGGGAACGACATCTGACGCCCTAAACATGCGTGGGCTCGACCCCGTGACCGGTCGCGAACGTGGCGCACAGCGCGAAGGGCTCTCCAAGTTTATGACCTCGGGCCAGGCTCTAATCGGAAAGGTTTCAGCCATCATGTCTACTAGCTACGACTTGAGGAATGTTACTTACAGCCCCGTCACCAGCACCGATGTCGATGCGGCTGCTGCCGAATGGAGCTATACCACGGCTGGCAGCATCCCGTGCTACGGGCTGGCCGTGGACAGTCAGGAGAATGTGTTCTGCCTGAATGGAAAGACCGGGATTGTGAAGCTGAACAGTTCGGGTGTAAAAGTCTGGGACCACGGAATCAAGATTCTATCTCCAGGTCAAGAGTTGAGACAAATCGAGGTAGACAATCAGGGCGGTGTATTCGTCGCCAGCTCAGTCGGGGGTGACGCCGAAGACTCGTCGGTGTGGCGCGTCATCGAAGTCCTGAATAACGACGACGAATACGAACCAGAGGACAACTGGACCGCGAAGGTCGGCGGGTTCGTGAAGAGCCTGGCGTATGAGTCCGGGTCGCTCTACGTCGCTATCGACAAACCCGATCTGGGGATTAGCGAGGTGGTCGTCTACAGTCAAGCTGCCAGTAGCACCCCTCTTGAGCTAGTCAGGTATCAAGTTCCATACCCGGTCAACGATGTCTCTGTTGGCGCCAAGGGGTCTATGGTCGTCTCATGCCCAAAGAATGAGAACAGGGGGTTTGACGTTTTCGGAAACCTCAATACTGGCATCAATCCTCAGTCGCCCGAATCAACAGTCTCAACCATTGCATGGACCCCAAAGGATCTTGAAGACTGGGAAAAACGGATATGGGCATGGTATGACGCTGATGACATTGACCACACCTCTCTCGTGAAGGCGGAGGTGGGGAGCGAGGTGACTTTTGTGCGGTCCAAGGACACAAATGGTAGGCACCTTTACCCGAACGTCGTGGACAGTCACGATGGCCCCACCCTCGTAACGGGGCTGGCCGGGCGAACCGTAATGAGGTTCAATGGTGTAGACCAAAGCCTTATGTCTGGACCGTCCGGATCGTCCGCAAAGACGGCGGGTTCCGCACAGCAGACATCCTTCCCGAGCTACGAAGGCTCCATGTTTGCTTCATGTGCCCTGGTTAGGCCAAACAAGATCGTCGATACATACACCGGTAGCGGGTTTCCGGGTCCAAATGATCACGCGCAGGTGCAGTCAACCCTTTTCTCTCAAGATGTAAGGTCGGGGGGGCTATTCCAAAGCAAAATCGCCATGGTCAATAACGGGCCTACGCTCGGGCATCAAGCCTATGGGGAGGGGGCTGTGGGGAGAAACTTGGAGGTGAACTTCAACTGGTTTGCCTATTTCACCGATTCGCACCTGACCTGGGCGACCGGAGCGGTCAGTTACGTCTGTGGCGCGATGGGCGGGTCTAGTGATTGGCAGGAGGCTGGAACATCTATTTCCTACACAGACCGCAGTAGGCAGTACATCTGGAACCACAGCCCCCCAGACGGTCACTACTGGGAAGCGGGCGCCTACCACAGCATCTTCTCCTACGTTCACAACCCCTTCTCCAAGAAGAACTCCTCTGCGGACCCGTATTATCTCATAGACGAATACTCAGCCTCGCCCACTATCGGCACAGAGAGCTGGTCCGATGAGGACGAGGCAGTCCTTATCACGATGATAAACTGCGGCTCCGTTGACTCGGAGCCCGTGGACTCTACGGGGCCAGATGGCACTATGCTTGACTGGACAAGTGGCGACGCCATAAGCGGCCCGCCCTCCGGTAAGACCCGATCTGTATTCAGAATCAACGGGGTTCCCACAGACCGGTGGCAGGGCATGAGTCTCAAGGCCGCTGTTGATTCATATACAAGGTGGGGAACCCAGCTCACATCCGCTCCTGCCAGCTCGGATAACTGGTACAAGAGAATGTATAGCGGCGACTTGCTAGAGGTGGTCACACTCGACCGCATCGACCGTCTAGACGATGTGACCGAGCCCAAGGTCATAACCCACCCGGAAGACCCAGACTACATAAAGTCAATCTCCCTAGTTACAGCGGGGTCCGGCTACGTCGGTTCCCCAACATTCCAGGGCATACTCGGTGCCCTCATCCACGAAGGTACAACAGGCACCCTTGGTGGCGGAGCCCACCAACCACAAGGTACGCCCTCCGGCCATCCGGCCAACCACTCTACATTCCACTTCTCGGGAACCCCGGGGACAGCAGACTATCTGTCGTGGGTAGAGATCGGGACATACACAACCGGGGCCTCCGGAAACATCTTGGGGGTCAATCTAGATAAAGACAAGTCGGGATGGGGCTGGATCAATAACCCCACAGTGCTTCCCGTGGATGGGAATGTATGGGGCGGTGCCGGGTCCGGCGCGGAGATAACAGCTTCTATTCACGAAAACTACTCTGGGTCTGCCGTTCTGGATGACGACACGACCGACCTAGAAAAGCTAGAAGGGTACTTGGTACACAAATGGGGATGCCCAAACATCCTGCCTGGAACTGGTGACAGGTGGGAGCACCCCTATCACAACAGGGTGCCGCAAGCGGCCAATGGTGACGGGTCTTACAGTGGCGACCCCAACGAGCTTCTAGAGGCTGGGCCGATTGTCGCCAAGTACGACTCAAGCGGGTTGCTGGAGTGGGCTTTTGGCAAGGAGTTTGGCTCGACTCTGGGTCCAAAATGCGGAGTCTCAGCTCAAGCCCTCGGTGATGGCCGGGTGGCAACTTGGGGCGAGATGGACGGGAACTATGGGGGGAGCATAATCCTTGAAGATGGCTCTAATGTGTCTGATCTCAAAACGTCGGCGGTCGAGCCCCTGTATCCCGGGCGAGTCGTTGTTGACGAGTTCGACTCCATCCACACCTCTGGAAACTACGATGTGGTCAGCCCGGACAACAAGACGGTCCACGGATTCACGGGAGCGGGAGCTTCAACCTATGCCGTAGACTTAGACGGGGGTGCCGCTCTGGACTCTCGTGACGCTTACGATGTGGACGTTGCCCCGTTCAGTCCGGACTATGGGGCAGATATGGCGGAGGGGCTATATCGAGCGCAATATGTGTACGTTGCAACATCCGACAAGCAGCACTTGGGTGCCATAGATCAACCGACAGTTTGGAAGTTCCGGGCAGTAACGGTTGCCCCGAATACCAACCCCCCCCGTGGAGTGTCGCATTATGCTGTGGGCAACGATGGGGAGCTGAAGAGGTTCACCGGGGACGGTACGTTTGTAGACTTGGGGACTGGCGATGAAAGCCCTGACTTCCACCCCGCTGCCACCTTCTTGGACTGGACCGCCCTCTTCAATAAAATATACGTCACTGACGGGTATTCGGTAAAAGAGATCGACCCAGTAGCCGACGAGGTGAAGACTCTAAAGCCAAAGGATGGGGGGTCGATCCCGGAGAACCCGAGACTCATCGCGTCCTGGCGTGGAAGGCTTGTATTAGCGAGACTGTCAGACGACCCCCACGCCTGGGTAATGTCGGAGAAGGGCGATCCGCAGGGCTGGAACACTCAGCCGATTGAGGACTCGGACACTGCCGCGACATCCGGTTCGCTATCCTTGGCCGGAAAGCCACAGGACGTAAT